GCACCACCATCTACCCAATCTGAACCGAGAGGGAAAGTACCACACATATCTATAAACTCTGCGCTATTTACAAAAGGGACCACTAACTCAGCCTTATCAACATCCACTGAAAAATAAGTGCACATTGTTTGACTCGCCAGAACATTGTCCTCTATATTTGCATTGTAATAACTAAAGTTTCCAGAGCCAGGTGTCACCCAGTTAACAGCAGCCATAAACTTACCATAATACCTTGGTGACGCATTGAAATACACTTGTAAAACTGCTGTTGCCCTTATGTACCTAAAATGCTTTAATTTTTCACGGATTGTAGTGTTATCCAGGTATTTCTTCCAAAAGTTAACCTCGTCAAAAATATTCGCTCCAACAACAACATTCTGAGTGTATATCAGAATCGGTCTCTCCAGAAAGTTACTCAGTGATGTGTCTTCGGTTCCCCTATTTTCAAACGCTCTAACTGGTACGTCGTCTCTTCCATCACTCATACCGGCATCACCGGTTTTAAGAGTCTCATTAGTTTCACCAATACCATCTGTAAATGGTTCTACCTCTCTGACCTCAGATGCAGGTTCAACTTCCACTGCATGCATTCCAAATACATTTGAGATATTCCCTAACGGCTTTGAGGGGTCCACACAGCAATATCTCATCTTCCAAGCCTCGACAAAATCACCATAGGTCCACTCGCTAACTACTGTTTTCCGAAATGCTCCTGTTGGCTCATTAGCCAATGTGCCACGCAGTTTTTCCCACTCATCTTTGCCATGAAAAGACATCTCAACCATAGCTCTCGTCATGTTCTCGATCAACAACTCCTCTTCAGTCATAGCTGTCGTAGCGACTCCAATATGAAGAGGTTTTAGTATACTCGATTGATCCAGCGGGCCCACAACATGACCATGTTGTCTTGAAACCCTAAAACCTCTTTTAAGGAAAGATAACTGATTGGCATTATCCCAACACGTAATACCCGCCTTCTTGTCTGCAGGTGTCATGATAACACCCAACTTTTCACAATACTTCGCCAAGGTTTTCCTATTGAAGCGTTTGGAAGCAAATTTTACCATATTGATGCCGTCATCACCAAAAGTACGCAAAACAACATGCTTCCTAAAATCATTCCTATTTGGAAAAATGCTATGGAAACAAGATCGTTGTAATAATGAAAGCACCATTCCATCAATGATCGATGTACCAAATACACCCGAGATCATCCTATTGTACATAATCACCAGCTGTCCATCGATTATTGTGGGTGCTGCAAGCACCCAAT